GTTTAACTCACAGACAGCAATACTTGTTGAGTCACCTCTTGATGTTGTTCGCTTTGCTTCATCCTTTACAGGTATCCAGTGCCTCGCTACTTTTGGCGCACAGGTAACTAAGAAACAATTACAGACTGCCTATGGTGTTGCTGACAAGATCATCATTGCTATGGATAATGATGAGGCAGGCATTGCCAGTGCAAAGAAAATATTTAAAGATATGCCTTTGTTAAAAGGTGGGATGTTCTGGCTCAAGTACGCACACACAAAAGCCAAAGACATTGGTGACATGACCGACACAGAGATTGAAGAAGCCGTGGTTAACGCATCAGTCATTCCTTGGTGGATCTAATGTTTCTAGGAACTCTTTACCCATTTCAAGAAGAAGCCAGCCAGCGAATGGTTGACAAAGGACAGATGCTTTTAGCAATGGTCATGGGTGCTGGTAAGACAGTGACCACCATCTCTGCTCTAGAAGAACTGTTCACTATGGGAGAACTAGACAAGGTTCTTATCGTGGTGCCAAGCAGTCTCAAGTATCAGTGGCTTCGTGAAATAAAGAAGTTTACTAACTCAACTGCCTGTGTCATCGATGGCTCACCAAAACAACGGGAAGTTATTTGGCGCACTGCTCTTCGTTGTCGCTATGTCATTGTTAACCCAGAGACTTTGCTTAATGACCAATCTTATTTAACTTCTTTAAAAGCAAACGCCATTGTCATTGACGAAGCAACCATCATTAAGTCACCTCGTGCCAAGCGTTCAAAGATGCTCAAGAAACTGGGCAAGAAATTTCAGTACCGTTTTGCTTTGACAGGTCAGCCCATTGAAAACAGACCAGAAGAGTTATTTTCAATAATGGAGTTTGTAGATGCAAATGTTCTAGGACGGTTTGATATCTTTGATAGAACCTTTATTGTCCGCAATCACTACGGTGCACCAATTCGGTACCGCAATTTAAATTCTTTAAATGATTCTTTATCTGAAGTAATGGTAAGGAAAACTAGAGAAGATATTGCTGATCAATTGCCTAATGTAATCACACAAGTAATCCCTGTGGTGTTTGACAGTGCAGGTGCCTCAGCATATGAGAAGATAAGCAAAGACTTATTAAATGAAATTAATAAAGCAATCACTAGTCATGGTCAAGGTTTTGACTTGTGGTCGCATTACAATGGTGCAGGAGGAAATGATGCACAAGGTCAAATCATGGCTCGGCTTACTGTATTGCGTATGCTCTGTGACAATCCTAATCTGGTTATTGAATCTGCGAAAGCATTTGATGATCCTTCGCAGACGACAACAGGTAGTCAATACGCTTCACAAATTGTCAAAGCAGGATGGCTCTCCACGAGTAGTAAGGCACCCAAATTAGATGCTGTCATTAATTATATTAAGGATGTACTAGATGAAGACCCAAATAACAAAGTGGTTCTATTCTCGTTCTTTAAAAAGAACCTACGGATTATCCAGGAAGCAACTCAGGGATTTACGCAAAGCGTACTCTTCATGGGTGGAATGGACGCAAGTGCGAGAGACACTGCAAAGCAAAAGTTCGCAACCGAGGATGGCGTTCGGCTCTTTCTATCCTCTGATGCGGGAGGTTACGGGGTGGACTTACCACAGGCCAATTACCTTATCTCTTTCGATCTCCCTTGGTCGGCTGGAAAACTGGACCAAAGAGAAGCACGAATAATTCGTTTATCCTCGACACATCCTCATGTCACAATTACAGCATTCGTAATGAAGGGGTCTATCGAGGAACGACAGTATGAAATGCTCATGCAAAAGCGTGGAATTAACTCTGCATTCCTTGATGGAAACTATGACAACCAAGGTAAGTTTGAACTCTCGTTGGGCACATTGTCTGACTTCCTAAAAAACACAGAGGTATAAAATGAGAGTTGTACAAAGAGAAGAAGGTCCAGACTTTACTTACCTAGAGCGCCTTGCAGAAGAATACAAGCGCACTAAAGACGCTATTGCTGATATCGAGAAGCGTGCCAACGGTATGAAGAAAGAACTATCTGACGCCGTTGAAGCGTTTGGTGCCACTGACGACAAAGGGCACCTTTGGTTGAATGTTGGAAACTTGGCATTGAAGCGTGAGCGTCGTATCTCTCGAAGCCTTGATATTGATTCTGCAAAGCAGTGGGCTATTGCCAATGGTCATTGGGATCAAGTAAAGCAGGTGATTGAAGTTCTCGATGAAGACCAACTACTTGGTTTGGCGTGGAACAACAAAGAGTTGGAAGAGACCATCCAAGCGTTTTACATTGAAAAAGAAACATGGGCTTTTAAAGCATGAAAGACATTCTTGATGTATTTGGAGAACTTCCAAACTACCCAGGCAAAACTAAACCTAAAAATAGACCCGACAGTGTTCCAGAAAAACACTACGAGGATCCGTTTATTGGTGTGCCAAAAAAGGTAGCAACCATCAAGGGTGTAACAACTGATCTATATACCATCGGCGCATTGGCTCAAATTGTTGGGCGCAAAACACCAACAGTGCGTAAGTGGGAAAGAAGGGGATGGATACCTGCCCCAACTTATAGAACATCAAAAGCATCTGGTGCGGAAGTAGTAAATGCTGAACAAAAAGGGTATCGTCTATATTCTCGTGAACAAGTCGAAGTTGTATTACAGGCACTTGAGTTAAACGAGTTACTTGGTACCCGCAATAAAAGTTGGCAAATCACCAGCAAGTGGGTATCATTCATCACACACATACAGGCCAACTGGCCAAAATAAAACAGGAGAGCAAATTATTATGGGACGATGGGATAGCGACTTTGAGGACGATGAACAAGAGTTCACGGAACCCACAAAGGAAACGGCACCGACTGGGCTAACACGCACAGCACGACCAAACAACGACGATGCAGAAGAAGCACCAGTAGCACGCAAAGTAGTGCGTAATGGTTGGGGTAGTTCCGACCGTTCAAATGTTGGTAGCGATGAATTTGCAAAGCGTCTTAAAGTGACTGACGAAATTCAGATCATTAAGTTCATTGAAGACCAACCATATGCTCGCTACCGCCAGCACTGGATTGAGCGCAAAGGTCAGATGTCATTCACATGCATCTCCGATGCAGAGGCAGGCGTAAGTTGCCCACTCTGTGATGCAGGCAATCGTCCATCATGGCGCTTCAACTTTAATGTCATCCTTTTGACACCTAATGAAGAGCCAGTGCTTCGTTCATACGAAGTCGGTGCACGAGTCATTGACTCTCTTAAAAACTTTAACGATCACCCAGCAATGGGTCCATTGTCTAAGCATTACTGGACAGTGTCCCGTAGTGGTAAGGGAGCCACCACTTCAACAAACCACCAGATGGTTCGTGAGGGTGACTTGAACGATTGGAACCTTGAGGCATTGACAGCAGATGCTCTTAAACACTTCTCTGGTTCTGCTTACACAGATGACATCATTCGTACACCATCTCGCAAGACATTGGTGGAAGTAGCGCTCGAAGTTCAGACCGACGCTAACTGATGTCTTATAGCGTTGTAACAACGCTTGATGAGATACGGGAAGCCGTAAGTATTATCCAAGCCCACGGGTCTTTTGTCTTCGATGTTGAGACCCGTGGCAACTTGGAGCGACACCCTGACCTTATTGAGTTCATAGATAGTGAGTGGAAGACACACCTATCGAAACTGAAGAACCCCAGTCCAGAAATTGCCCGCAAGGCTCGTGAAACAATCGAGGCTAGATACCGTGGGAATCTGGCATTAGACCCTAAGCGCAATGAGGTCTTTTGGATCTCATTAGCCACTGCTGGTCATTCGTGGGCTATACCCATGGGTCATCGTGTTGGTATCACTTTGATACCAGAAGAAGTTGGCGATGGCACGACCATTCCTCCAGAGGGTTACCGCAAACTTCTCAAGAGCGGTGAAGAGTCCATGGCAAAGTACAAGTATGTAATTCCTGCTGTCTATGCCGACCCACCAGAACAATTAAATAGAACTGATGTCTTAGAGGCATTGCGCCCCATATTTTTTAGTGACCTGATCAAGATCGGGCACAATGTTAAGTTTGATGCTCGCTCCATTGGTAAGTACTACGGGGAATTGCCGTATGGTCCGTTCTATGACACCATCTTGATGCAACACATCATTGATGAAAACCTCATGAGTTACTCCATGGAGCAAGTAGTTAAGTACAACTACAAAACTAACTCCCATGGTCGTGAGGGAAAACTTGGTGCCATCATCGAGCAAGTACCCTTTGATAAAGCAGTCAGGTATGTACACCTTGACGCTCGCTGGACTTGGATGCTTTACACACACTTGTGGCGTGGCATTGGGTTCCGCAAAGACCTTCACTCCGCTTTCCTTTTAGACTCTGAAGTCTTGCGTGTACTTATGGAGATGGAAGACAACGGCATTCTTGTTGACAGTCGTGCACTCAAATCCCTTGGTAAAGAATTAGATTCAAAACTTCGTGAGATCATCTTGGCTATTAGCGAGCACGCCTTTGTAGGTTTTAACCCTGACTCCAACCCTCATAAGCAGGCGCTCTTGTTTAACAAGAAGCGTGAAGGTGGTCTGGCGCTAAAGCCAGTCAAGAAGACTGCCAAAGGTTCACCGTCGGTAGATGAAGAGTCCCTACAGAAGTTAAAGCACGAGCATCCAGTAATACCGCTACTTCTTCAGTACTCAGAAATGCAGAAACTTAAATCCACTTATGTAGATGGATTGATACCTAAGTTGAACCACCACAAACTTCACCCCTCGTTTCACTTGCACCGTACTGCTACAGGGCGCTTGTCATCTAGCAACCCTAACCTCCAGAACATCCCACGGTCATCCAGTATTAGAAGTTTGTTTGTTGCTCCAGAGGGGCACCAACTTCTTGTAGCGGACTACGACCAGATTGAGTTGCGTGTTATGGCGATGTTCTCACAAGATAAACAAATGTTAAAGATCTTTAGTAACAACATTGACATTCATACAGGTGCGGCTGCTCTTCTGTTTAAGAAACCAGCAGAGGAAGTTACCAATGAAGAGCGTCAAATAGGTAAGGGCGTTAACTTCCTTACGGCTTATGGTGGTGGACCGCACAAACTGGCAAACACCACAGGTATTTCAGTTGATGACGCTAGAGCAATGATTGATCAGTATTACAAACAGTTCTCTGGTCTTACCGAATGGAAGCGTCGAGTTGTTGAGACAGGGCGTAACAAGGGGTATGTGTCAACCATTGCTGGTCGCCGTCGCCGTTTAGCAGACCTCAGTTCATCAGATGAGTACACCCGATCTCGTGCTGAACGACAGGCTGTCAACGCTGTTGTACAAGGATCAGCCGCTGATATCTGTAAGCAAGCGATGGTTGATATAGCAGAATTACTGAAAGGAACTGGTGCTACGCTTTTGGTTCAAGTACATGACGAACTGGTGGTATCCGTGCCTGAAGATATTTTAGAGGAACTCAAGCCTCGATTCATGGATGCCATGGGGCACAATAGGGTCATGGATGGTGTACCTCTTTTGGTTTCCTGTGACTCTGCGTATAGTTGGGCAGACGCCAAGTGAGTGCAATTGACAAGCGGATGTATTACCTCATGTTGTCTCCAGCACTTGGGCAGGAGTTTGCTAACACTGTTGGGTTCTCGACACCCTCAGAAGAAGTTAGGGAAGCAGAAACTTACGAAGTCATTGCTCGGTGGGCATTAATGACCTCTATGGGACTCTTAGAAGAAGTACTTGAAGCCTCTGACTGGTTCTGTGAACTGCACGATATGGGAGAAATTGAAACAGACGACGAAGACAGTTTTCACAGAATACTGGTATCACATGGTGTGTCACTTATTAACAAGTTGCTAGATTCTGAAAAAGTAATAATGGTTATGGAAGAAGAGGACGGAATGTACGATGACTGATTGGTGGACAAAAAAACTTGGTGGTCAACAACCCACACCACAACGGACTTACCAAACTCCCCCGTTGTCTGCACCTGTACATATTCCAGCGTCTGTCCCCATGTCATCACCTATGCAGGCTGAACGACAAGATGTTCTTGATCCTAATCGAGCACCTACGGATAACTTGACCATGGGCGAAGCACTTCGTTTGTGGAAAGGCGGGGAAGCAATGCGTAAAGAAGGTAACATGACCTGCCCCGACTGCGGAAGTATTTATGTATTTTCACGAACAGGTCGAGGATCTAATTCTATGATCAACGGTCATTCACCAGCCCCTCGTTGTTACGAGTGCGGTTGGAACGGCATGTACGATCAAGCAACACCAAGAGGATAAAATGGCAGACTACGAATCATTACAATCAATAATTTCATCTATTAATAAAAAGAATGGTGTAGGTACGATTGTAAAAGGATCTGATGTTCGTGAGTTAATCCCACGCATCACCACAGGTGTATTGTCCTATGACCTCATGCTTGGCGGAGGTTGGCCTGTAAACCAATGGAGTGAAATCATTGGTGAAGAGTCATCAGGTAAAACCGCTATGGCGTATAAGACCATTGCGGCTAACCAAGCACTTGACCCAGACTTTTGCGCTATGTGGATTGCGGCTGAAGACTTTGTCCCTCAGTATGCACAATCAATTGGTGTAGACCTTGACCGTCTTTGGATTGTTGAGAACAACATCATGGAGCAGGTGTATGACCTTGCTATCCGTGCGTTGGATAACCGTGCAGTAGACATGATTGTTATTGATTCATTGCCTGCTCTTGTTCCAGACGCAGAGGCAGAAAAGATGATGGAAGAGTTCACTGTAGGTCTTGGTGCTCGTCTTACTGGAAAGTTCTTTCGTAAGTCGTCTAAGTCACAGAAGCGCTCCCTTGTCAATGAAGACCGTGGTTGCACAGGTCTTATCATCAACCAGTGGCGTGAGAAGATTGGTGTCATGTGGGGAGACAACCGCACAACACCAGGTGGTAAGGCAAAAAACTTCCACTATTTTTGCCGTGTAGAAGTTAAGCGTGATGAGTGGCTCAAGGAAAAGGACGAGACCGTAGGTCAGACCATCAAGGGTCGCACTATTAAGAACAAGACACACCGACCACAGCAGAGCGCAGTGATTGACTTCTACTTTGCTGACTCCGAACACTTTTCGTTTGGATCTTTTGATGTTGTCAAGGACATGGTCAACATTGGTATTGCCTCTGGTCTTATCGAGCGTGCTGGTGCCTTCTATTCGTATGACGGACAGAAGTGGCAAGGCAAAGACAAAGTCCTTGATGGTGTCCGTGAGGACCTTGGTCTCCAAGCAAAACTTCGAGGAGAAGTATTCGCTAAGTACGGTATTGAATCATGACCTTTGGCGCTGATGAAAAGCGCAGTATCATGAAGCAATCCAAGAAACAGGAACAGCGCACAGCCAACACCTACAAGGGTAGTCGCAATGCAGGTTCTGGTAGTGGTTGGTTGCGGAAGAATGATGTTCGCTCAACAGAGTTTCTATTTGAAAACAAACTGACTATCAACAAGAAGTCAATTACTTTAAAAGAAGTTGACTTGCGTGAGTTGATCGAGCGAGCCATCACAGAAGACCGCACACCTGTGTTGCAATTTGATCTTGCTGGTCGTAGGTATGTAGTTCTTGTAGAAGACGATTTTGTAGAAATGGTTGGCGAGTAATGGCAATTAACCCAGCAGACATGAAGAGGCTTATCAACAGCCCCCACAGACTTCTAGCGCCTGTTGAGAGGCTTCTACTAGAGAACAACTCTAAGACCAGCGCAGAGCGTGACAAACTACATCTGCATCCTTCTGAGATATGTAAGAAGGACTGGTGCCCCCGATCATCTTGGTATCGCATCAATGGTCGTGAAGAAGCACCAGAGTCTTTCACTCTTCAACGATTAAATATTTTTGCTGAAGGACATCTCATTCATGGTAAGTGGCAAGGTTGGCTTACTGAAGCAGGATTGATGGAGTCTACTGAAGCACCCATCTTTAATGAAGAGCACCGCATCATTGGTCATGCTGATGGCATCATCAATGACAAGCAAGGTCGTGCAGTACTTGAAATCAAGAGTGTTGGCGTAGGAACTGTGCGTATGGAAGACTACGGACTCTTTGCACCTTACGGTAAAAAAGAAATTACTCTTGATGAGTTGTGGAATCGTATTAAGTTTCCGTTTGATTCACATGTGCGTCAAACACAGTTGTACATGTACTGTCTCGGCATTGATCAAGCAGTCATCCTATATGAGTGGAAAGCAACACAGGCTGTAAAAGAATTCTCTATTTCCTATCAACCAGAAATTGTTGACCCCATACTTGGTGCGTGTCATTCTGTTGTTAGGGCGATAGAATCAGGTATCCCACCAGATCGACCATCATGGGTTTCCCCAGATAATCGTGTGTGTAAAAGTTGTCCATTCAAAAAGGAGTGTTGGAGTGACAAGAGTAGTGATGAGCAATCGCCCAGTGGATCCAGTAGTAGCAAAGTTTCAGAAGAAGTTCGATCTTCCAGACAAACCAGTGACGGAGATTCCAGTAGTTCCCAATCTGTTAGACGAGTTATCAGATAGTGACTTGATGTCGCTGTACAACCAGTTTATGTCGTGGGTGTCCTACGCTAAGTCTGACTATGTACAAGCAGAAATTGCAGAAGAGCGAGCCGCAAACGATTTGCGCTTGACTGAGTCAATGGTCCTCATCAGCCAATGGGGCGTCAAAGAAAAGGGTGACACTGTCACACTTGCCAAGGCTCACAGGGATATTAACCCTGAGGTCATTGAAGCACAGAATGTTTATTCGGAATGCCGTGCATACCGCAAACTGGTTGAATCTGTATTTGAACGGTGTGAGCGTGGTGCTCAAGTACTAAGCCGTGAGTTGAGTCGCCGTATTGGTCTTGCCCCTCAGGAGCGCCGTCAGGCTCGGTACTTACCATGAGTACACCACGCATCCTTAATGGTGGGTCTACCCACTGTGCTCTCAAGTACGCTGTCATGAAAAACAAGCCAGTTACTGCCGAAGATGTTTACGCAATGTTTCCAAATAAATTCAGGAGCATTTCTCGTACTAAAGAATCTATGGCAATGCTTGAAAAGTACAACTTAGTTAAAAAAGTACCTACAGGTTGGGTAATTACTAAAATGGGTGCTGGATATCTTCAGAGCACTGCCAAAACATACAAAGGGGACATGAAATGAACCACATGCCCGATTTACCAGTTAACGATCAAATTGTGGAACAACGCAGAGTTATTAAATTCTGGATTGAGCGCTGTCAACAATTAGAAAAAGAAAACGAACAATTAAAAGAAAAGGTGAGGTCGTTCTATGGCTGAGTTTTTTACACTCGTAATAATGGTTACTGCGGTTTTTGTCTGCGGTGTATTCACTGGACAAATGTTTAAGGACAAGTAATGGCAATGAACTACAAGGCTAGTCGTTACAACACCCCCAGTATCTACACACAACTAATGGACTCTCGTGAATCACATGGCAAAACACAAGAAGCATTACGGGACATGGCAATAGAGCGTGACGCCCTTAAAGCCAAGGTGCATGAACTGTACACAGAGGTAGAGCGCTTATCAAGAGAGTTAGCCCGTGGCTAACAAACCCTTTAGTAAGTCCCTGTACACCAAAAATGACGACGCCAAGCATCAAGTTATTGATTGGTTAAAGGGGCAGGGGTACGACACACAGGTTAACCCTGACCAATACGGAATTGACTTACTAGGAACTAACCAAGAAACTGGTAAAAATATTGAAGTAGAGGTTGAGGTCAAACACAACTGGTCTGGACCAAAGTTTCCTTTCTCGACTGTTCATTTTCCTGCCAGAAAACTAAAGTTTATAAATACAAAATCGTTTTTTATTATGTTGAACACAGAGCGCACACACATTTTGGTTGTTTCAGGAACACAAGTGTGTCATTCACAGATTATTAAAAAGTCAACTTTGTACACTACAGCAGAAGATTTTTTGGAAGTCCCTGTTATTAAATGTTTTATTTACCCATTAAAGGAATCAGATGAGCAATAAAGCCAAAGCCAAAGGCACATCCTTTGAGGTACTTGTAAGAGACTATTTAATTAGTAAGGGTTTTATTCATGCCCACCGACCTGCTCTTTCAGGTGGTAACGACACAGGTGATGTCAATGGGATCGCCCGTAGGACAGATATGCGTAAGGTAGCGGTGCAATGCAAGAACCAAAAAGCCTTCCAACTGAGCCAATGGCTTAACGACACAGTCGAACAGGCAGGTCGTCTAGGTAATGGTTTGCCTGTATTGGTTGTCAAGCGTGCTGGTAAGGGAGAAAAAGCGTTAGGTGAGTCATACGCTGTCCTACGGTTAGAAGATTTGGTTCAACTACTAGAGGACGCTGGATTCAACTAGAATAGGTACAACTTATAACAAGGAGTACAACTGTGTCACAAGAATTGAACACAACAATTGATGATGTCTTGAAGGTGTCGGGTTCCAGTAACCCTCAATCCGTCGGATCTATTCTGGCTCGTGCCATTAACGCAGGGCAATTGCCTAAAATGCGTGCTATTGGTGCATCAGCAGTCAACCAAGCGGCTAAAGCCGCCGCTATTGCCCGTGGTTTCGTAGCACCTCGTGGCACCGACCTTACTTTTATCATCGGTTTTGATGATATTAAGGGAGAAAACGGCGACACCATTTCTGCGATATCATTTAAACCAGTGATTAAATAAGGATTCTGATGACTACTTTTAATGGCAAACCCGTATTTAGGCGACAAGGTGCAAGCACCACCCGTAGCAACGAGAAATGCACTGGTGCAGGTTGTGGCGAAGTAGCCACAGAAAAGAGTTACTCAGGTGACCCAATGTGCCTTAATTGCCATCAGAAATACGACGAAAGAGACTCCTAATGGTTGATGATGCTTCTGTAACGCCCCTAGAAACAGGTGCAGATGGTGAAGCACGACGCCATGTTGGATCTTTTGGAGATGCCCCTACTTCAAAAGAGCGTGTAACCTTTTCTCGCCGTGATGCTCGCCGTCAGCAGAAGGCTTGGCAGGAACTAGTTAGCCCAGAAACAGCCATCCGTGGTCGTTTGGCTGGACATGATTACTCCACTGCAAAGCACGCAGAGCAGATTGTTGCAGGTGCTTTTGGCACTAAAGGCAAGAAGTACCAGAAACATGTTGGATCGTTTATTCAAGACCATGGTATGGATCCAACTACCGCTGTAGCCCGTTTTATGGAACATGGTCACCTTGGAACACCTTCTGAAATTGAATACAAAGGTGGCGAACGGTAATGCCTACCTTTCGAGGACAGCGTCAGTTCCGCCAACAAGGTCAGTCTTCTCGTAACTCACAAAGTGAGTGGTCTAAAACAGCGTCCAGCGCTATTTCACAGGGCGCTACAGTCCATAGGGACAACACAGGCGCAGAACACCTTGTAAGCCCCTCAGGAGCGCACTGGGGGACCTATAATGAGTCTTCTGGTGCTTACTCAGGCGGAACACTTAATAAGTTCAATCCTGACGATTCATCGCAAGATATTACATCTTCATATAAATAAAATGGCTAATAAGAACCCACGATCTAAGTCACGCACCCTTCAAAGGTATGAGCGTAAAAAAGCAATTGCTCGTTCTGCACGCCCTGTTTCTACTATAGGCGGTGGCGGTGGGGTTCTTGGACCTTCTATGTCAGCAGGGGGTATGTGGGGATGAGCCAACAAACACCTACATTTACTTCATGGAACAGCCCAGCCCAAGCACCTGGAGTTGGTACTGCTGTCACAATGGGACCAAGTCCTGTCTTCCGTAACGGAAAAGACGCACAACTTTCAGGTTTCCGTACAGCCGTAGATTCACAGTATCCAGACGGATACCTTGGCACCATGGACGCCAACCGCCGTCAAGACAAAGTTCTAGGCACCCTAAGCCGTATGAACGCACGCCAGTACAGCCGTGGTGTTCACAAAGGTGAAAGAATCAATACAACTGACTACTTTTGGCCTGAAGAGTTCAATATGTACACAGGACTACAGAGAGAAGCACAAGGTTTGCGGTTCTCTCCTGTTGGTGCTGAACCTGTCCGTCTGACAAACGACGGAAAAGTAGGTCCCCGTGGTATTCCACGAGGTGACGAGCCTAATCAGGCAACACAGATTAGCCCTGAGCGCCGTTCTCAGTTGCAATCACTCGCTCCACGCTGGCGCTAAATAGTCTAAAATATTCATATGGCTTCTCGCTTTGATCCAAATGAATATAGGGCACCTTTCACGCCCGATAGACATGGCAAGGGTTTTAAAGTTTCAATTCCAAACTCTGATGAGCAGTTAATCAACCTTCCTTGGGAAGAGTGGGACAACAACCCTTCTGAGTACAGGAAAAAGTCTTCAAAAAAGTGGGGCAATGAGGAATCAACTAACTCAGTAGTTAAGCCTTACATGAAGAAAGAGCCTAAACAGCCGAAAAAAAATGGGGACGACGGAGAAGGAGACTTCCGTGGTCCTGCTGGAGGAACGACTGTTCCTCGTAAACCAAAACCATCTCCAAAATCGCCCCCAATGGCAAAAAAATTAAGTAAGACAGGAGCCTAATAATGGCACACGATCACCGCATGAACTCAATTGCAGACCCATACCTCACACAGCGCAGTACTATGGGGTCTAATCAACTTGATTACTCCCGTATTGCGGACATTTCAAATATGGCTCGTCGAGGCACCGATGTAGGAACTATTCGCAGTATTTATGATATGCACTCAACTGAATCAGCAGGTCTACAAGGTCGTAGCAACATGCAAAACGAATACGACGATGATGAAGACCGAGACCTTACAACTGATGCTGACCTAATGCCAGATACTAACGCACCTATTGACCGCACAAAACTTGCATTTGGTGAATCTGGTCATGGGTTCTCAGTGCGTAAAGGAAGAGAAGGTCAGTAATGGCACACAACCACAGGGGACAGCACATCGCTGACCCATACATCAACACTCGTAATGCAATGATCGCACAGCAAGAGATGCTCGCACAGCGCAATGAAGGTCTTCGTGGAGTTAATTACAACCCTGAAGAATCAGACTATGACGAAGCCTATGGTCCTGCTAACCGTAAAAGGTATGTAGGAGGACAATCTGGTCAAGGCGCTGCACTCCAAAACAGTCAATATTTTAGAATCGCTGAAGATGTTCAAGACCGCCGTGTAAGAGGCGAAAACTAATGACCCTCAACCGCAACCAATTTGGTCGTCCAATGTATAAAGATTGGGACGACTATATTGCGTCGCAACCAACCCGTAAATTTCCAAACATGTATGAACAACACCCAGAGAAGTTCCTACCTGATTTGGATGAAGCCCTCGGAAAAAATCGCCCAGATAGTCGAAATGAAGGAGACAAATAATGGCTCGTGGAGAAAACACTTCAAACCATCCAAACCGTGGTGTAAGTCGTCATAAGTTTGCAGGAGGTGGTTATGTAGATGTTTTGCGTAGCCCTGAATTGCAACGGGATATTGATGCAATGACGGCTTACAAAAAGCACGAAGAAGAAAATCCAGAACTTATGGCTGACATGGACGGCGGATTAGACGCCCATTTTCCTGAGTCTGAGTCTGCCAAAATGAATAGCAAAGGTCTTTGGTAAGTCATGGCTAAGGGTAAAGACACATCAAGAAGCCCACAGCGACAAGTTAGTCGTGAAGGCAATGTCTACCGTGTCAATTTTGATCCTCGGCAGAACCACCCTTCTATGCAACCAAAGAAGGCAGATCCTTCTGTAACTTACTCACAGGACACCGATGAGGCACCAGCCCAAGGTATCCCCCGTCCAAAGAAGAAGAAATAACCATGGCTCGTGGAGAAAACACCGCAAATCACCCAAACCGAAAAGTAGGTCGTGCATCCATTGGCACATACATGGGCAATGTTGGACGCACACATATGTTCAGTGCTGAAGGTAGTGGAGGGGACTCTACAGACTCAATGCAAGTACAAGAAAAAGACGGTAAGTCATGGGGTGGCGTTGTTGGGCAAAAGTACCATGTACCAAGCAATAACATCGATAACACTCGCCCTGTAAAAGACTACGAGTACTAATGCCGAAAGGTAAAGATACTTCAAAGCACCCTAACCGTCAGGTAAGTGCGTCTGCGTTTTCTATTGGTAGAGATGCTGTGCGTTCAAACATGCTCCCACTTCCACCATCAGCACAATCTGCAAACGATTTTAATGAAGGGTATGACTACGAAGAGTCACGCCTTGGTGTCCCAGCGCAAAACCGCAACACCTTTCCAAAAGGACAGTAATGCCCCAGTATCCCAATAAGCCATGGCAAAGTAGGCAAGAGATGCTTGTTGATCAAGCACTCATGTCTGCTATTTCCACGCCTGAAGAGATACGCAATATTCGTCCTGTAGTGCCACAAGGGTTGTTCCCACAAACTCGTGGTATCCAAAAGCAAGCAATGAGTGTGTCTGATTGCCTCACACTCGATCGCAACTTTCCAACATTCCGTTCATGGCAATCTGGCGCTCCTGTGATGTTCCGTGATGGATTCATGGAAGCAAACTCAGAAGCAACTAGTCGCTACTCAATGCAAGGATTATGGACATGAGATATCAACAAGGAATTGGCACCCCAGAAACATTGGGCGTTCAACCTACAGTGTGGAAAGAACCACAAATATTTAAGCCTAAAGCGCTTAGTTTTCCTACTATTACCGCTGGAACATCTCGTGATTATGGAAATCCAGGAAAGTATGTTGACACAATGCCAAGCCGTTGGGGTAGTCCAAGTGGTGAGATAAGCGCTCGTGGTGCTCGTTTAGGTGTTCAGGGTCTTCAAGGAATACTTACAAAAGGTCGAGGTACTGGTGAAACTATGACCTCAGACGCTGGTAGTCGCACCATGACTCGTCCCCCAACTGGTGTTGTTGATCCTGCTGAACGCAGAGGCATGTGGTGAAAGACCCAATTCTTCGTGCTGGTAGCACAGGCACAGCACCCATCACATCTCCTCCGAGGAGCCGTGCACATGACCGCAACGCTCGTCGCACTCTGTGGGGCACCTCTACTACAGTAAGTACACCACCAATCTGGACAGCAGAACAGCGCCAGCGCAAAGCACTGTGGGACGCCAAGCCATCAGAGAAATCAAGTTATGGCGATCCCAGTGAGTCTTTTGCACAAAGAAAACACCGTGAAGTCTGGGAAAACTAGACTTCCTCTAATAAGGTAAACTATTTATATGGCAGTTAATGATTCCCGCTCAATGAACCGAGATCTGCGCCTCGGCGCTACAGATGGTAAGTTCAAGTCCCTCACACCAGACCGTGGTGGAGAGGTTGATCCAACCTCAGCAACACTTCGTATGCAGGTAACTAAGGCTCAGTTCCCAACTGGTGAGGTTTACAGTTTCACTGACCGTCACCCACTGGCAGACTCTGGGCTGTAATGGCAAACATGTACCCTTGGTTGGAGTCCTATGGGCACCCCGACAAAAACATTAAAATTGACCACGAGGCAAGCGGTATGAAGTCTTCTGTGTTTCGTGAGAACTCACACATGGGCACTTTTCGTGGCATTGGTGCACCAGCAAGAGCACGAGATTTAGCACACCGTGTCCACAATGACGCATCTATCCGTGCAGACAATTCTTCGTCTATGTAACCACCCTTTAATTTTGGTGTAGTCTTTACGACTATCCAAACTTATTAGGAGTACAAAATGGCTGAAACTGGTTACGACCGCCTGCTCGTCTGCAAGACACATGGCGTCATGTGGAAACTTCGTCCTTATGACGGACCTCCAGAATACGACCAAGAGTTGATTGAACTTTGCAATCGCCACAATGCACAGGTGCCTGATCCTGATAACTGTCGTGCATCTATTTTCCGTACTGATCCAGAAACTGCTGAAAAACTGGACATGGAAACTCTTCTCAAGAATGAGTTGGGAGAAATGGATGTATACATCCGTGACTTCCGTGATGAACTTAAAGTCGATGCGTTGAAGTGCTACAACAAGCATGATCGCCCTAAGGGTGGTTGTATTGATTGGTGTTCCGAAGGAAAGACTATTGGTCGCAAGATTGGTGTTGCACCAGATAAGCGTCAGTATCTCTGCATGTATTGCCCTGTTGGATCGTGGGTTGCAGAGCAAGAGCGCATTGCAATGGGATTGTATAAAAAGTGATAGTTATCACCTTTGATGTACTTGCATTAGAAGGGGAAGAACTTGGTGCAAGACAACCAATTAACGAAGGAAGAAAACTATGGAACATGTTGTTCTCTCAATACCAAGGACGCATCTGTGTTCTTGCTACAGGAATCAGTCCAGACAAAACACCTATACTTATGGAGTGGCTCAAGCGTGAAGGCTACAGAGCGGGATCGATTGATTTAACATATGAAACATCTGCCGATGCCAAACTGGAGCGTGTTCGTAGTATCCAAGCAGGATACGGACGAGTTGAGTGGTTCGTTGACAACGATCCATCCACCATTGCTAAAACCCTTCATGAAGGAATTGCATCCCTCCTTGTCTCCGTACCAAGAATTGGACGACCAGAATGGGTTGAATCCAAGACAATCAGAGGATGGGACGAACTCTCCAAAGAAATTGACTCCCAAGC